CTGCTGTGGTTACACTAGGCAGTGGAGGAACAGAGGGTTTGTTAAGAATAACTGCAACACCACCACTAGCATTCCAATCTGAGTTTACCTGTGCTGCAGGAATACTAGGTCTGTTAGTTAGACTATTATAACTTCCATCAAAAGGTGTTACCCAAGCGATAGAAGATCCAGTTGTGCTGAGGATTTGTCCCGAACTTCCTGCACTACCTGCTGCTTGAATGGGTTTACCAGCAGGAATATTAAGACCTTCCTTAAGATCTATAGGCGCATTATCACCATAATTGGCGATTTCATTTGCAAGAATTTTTGACATACTTCCAGTCCTGAAGACAGTTACACTAAGCTAGAAGTATTTATCTAAATGGAGGACCGCCGTACCACCCAACTAATGATTTTCTACTGCCAGAGTTAATCCGTCTAACTCTATGCATACAATCTGAGGGAAATATAATAGCATCGCCACAATCCATTTTAAAACTAAACATTTTTCTACCAACATACAGTTCAAACTCTCCACCTTCATACTCTTCTTTAGGAGAGAGACACATGCTGATACTTAATTTTCTTATATGATTAATTGGTTGCTCATAGAGTGCTGGAGAAATGTCAGTGTGCCAATGATAATGTGATTCTTTTGTATCATACACACATAGGTGAATAAAATCCGCCCAGTTATGAAGATCGAAATGAAACAAATTTGTATTGGCACAATTGACAAAATGCGAGAGCATTCCTGATACCCAATGATCTGAAGGGATGCCTTGGGTCAGGCAGTTCCTAATAGTCTTATTACTTTCTCCTGAATCTTTACCAGATTCAGTAACTCTAGCTTCCTCTAGTTTTAGTTTAGATAATTGATTAACAATAACTTCACTAACAGAACTATCGACTGCTGTAGGTAAGTAATAATAATTAAGAACTTTGCTCATAGGTCTACCATGCACGCCACCTGTTTTAGTTTAGATGCAAAACAGGAAATCATCCACACGGAAGGGGTCTTTGGATCCACCAGAATAAGTTTTAAGTCGTTTCGGGACTATCAATATCACCAAAAGTAACAACATCACCACTATAATTTCCAATCTTAATCGGGAAATCAAGAACATTATCAATACGATCCAGATCTTTTCCTGGTTTTACATTAGTAATGTATGGTGATGTAAGATCAAACATGGATGACGAATAGTTAGGATCGTTTAAACGATCATAATAACTATCACTGTCATCAGTAAAGCGAATAGTATTACTCACTTTCTTTTGCAAACCACGAACCGAATTGAGTTGTTCAAACAGTTCTGTAAGGTATGCATCTTCACCCTCTGCGAGAGCGTTGATCAATGCCTGACGAATAGCTTCTTCTGCTTTTTCTAATTGTGATGTAACGCTCATAGTAACCTCTTAAGTAGTAACACGATCTCTGACATAACAAGGTACACCTTCTGGATCTAACCATTTGGTGTACTCAAAATCTTCCAAAACATAATCCAGTTGAATGGAGTTATCAAGCAAGTACATATCAAAGTACCGCTTTTTCCACTCATGATATTTTTGGATACGGTAGTCAGGTTTACCGTTGATCTCTAGCGTACCGCACTGGACATAGCGGTAGGGATATCGCTCAAGAATAACAGTTGGTTTCATAGGACGAAAGTGACGAGTGCTGCGTATGCAATAAGTATAGCACACAATCGAGACAAGACAACGTAGTATTTCCGAATTGGTGTACCGAAATACTGCTGTCCAATCATGAGACACTTGTGTGCAGGTGAGATCAGGTAACCAGAATACTCAGTGCAGAGGAACCACACGAGATACTGAGGACCGAAGATCGATACTAGCACAGAAGTCATGCCAGCATACTTGCCAGATGAACCCATGATGTAAGCAGCAACCATAGCTACTAGAGAAGCAGGAATAAGCATTCCAGGAGTTGCTGCATTGAGATAGTCCATGACAGGTCCTTTGACCAGTCCAACCACACCACCAAGAGCAAGGACAATAGTTGCAATAATAGCAAACTTACCATCCAACCATCTACCCCACTTCCAATCCTTATATACAATCGAATAATAAATTGACATACCAAGGAACCAAGGGAAGAAGAATGGTGCTCCTGCTTTTCCTGTATTGAGTAGCAAGATAACAGTAGCAATCAGTGGTGCCCAACCAGTTAATGCACGACGCCAGTTAAAGTCTCGTACATATTCTAGGTTAGGAACAACAGACGAAGCTGGAACCTTAGTAAAGATATACCACCATGTGTATGTCAAGGTGATAATCAAAGGAACGATAGTATATCCTAGGAATGTTCCATAAGATACACCCATCACTGCCATTGGCAAGACAACCGTCTTCTCTAATGGCGACCACCAATAGTAATGGTGAACAGATAGATAATCAATCACACCAAAGTCAGAACGCCTCTGTTTATCAGGTGGTGCAATAGCATCTAGGAGTGGTGCTGATAGAGCAACACGTCCTGGAATAGGAAGTATACCACCTAACAGTGAGGTTATAATAACAAGGACACGATTGTCCTTGATGTATTTCTTAGCTAACGAATAAACATCTTCTAGAGCACTATGTTCTCGGATGAATCCACCCAAGATCATGATGCCAAAGATGTACCCCATGTAGAGTTCATTCGTAGCAATAGATTCTAATGTTTTAACTAGCATCGTCGTGTGTTGTCATCATGTTTTCCCAATCTTTATCAGTAACCTGATCTGTTAGTTCTTTGTATTCATCAGCAGGGACTGCCATGACAGCAGTTCCATCTGGTTTACGAACTATAAAGGATTCACCTGCTTCAATGCGATCCATATATGCATCGAATTCTTTTTCAAATTCAGCAAACGGAACTTCAATTATATTTGACAACAAATTTTCTCCTTTTGCATATGTTTAATAGATTCCTGACACCCACCTAGATGAAGATCATCTAGAGTGACTTGTGGAAAGGTTGATCCCTCACCAAATTTAGCATAGAATTCTTCTTTTGTAAAGTCACGATTAAGTTCATATGATACGTGTTGGAGTTCTTCAATCTCCATCACTTTTTTCATCTTTACGCAATATGGACAACCAGATTTTGAATAGATTATAATCATTTTTGTAGTTGTTTAAAGTCTTCTTCAAAAATTGCTAGACCAGAATCGGTCAACACATGGTTATACATTTTATCAAACACAGCTGGTGGCAACGTACATACGTTAGCGCCATACAGGAAGCAACGAGAGACATGGTGAACATCTCTCAAACTAGCAGCAAGGATCTCAGTCTTTACGCCATGAGTAGAATACAGACCAGAGATAGCACGAACAAGTTCAACCCCACTGATAGAGTTATCATTCAAACGACCCACAAATGGAGAAACATATGAGGCACCTGCTTTTGCTGCCATGATTGCTTGAGCAACACTGAAGCACAAGGTAACGTTAGTTCCAATACCATCATCACTAAGAACTTTACATGCAGATAACCCATCTTTAGTGAGGGGCAATTTGATAGTAACATTTTCTCCAACCTCAATATATTGTTGGGCATTACGAATCATTTCCAGATCAGTATCACCCTCAACTTCAGCAGAAATACTTTCAAACTTAAATTCAGAAACAAGTGTCCTGATAAAATCAAGGTAGTTTACACCAGACTTACGAACTAGTGTAGGATTTGTAGTGATACCATCGACTAGACCAGTCTCATAGCGTTCAGCAATAGCATTATAATCAGCAGTGTCTAGAAAAATTTGCATAATAATCAAAAATGTTTTTTATATAGTAACTGTAGGAAGAAGCTCTTTACGAAGAAATTTTTCCTCCAGATTGTAGAATAATTTATGTTTTGTAGTGAGTACATAATAACCAATAATGTCGGTACTGTCACAATTGTAACCATAACCTTTAACTTTCTCACAAACACCATCAATATAGAAGCATTTGTTTGTCATTAGGTATGAATGATACCGTTCATCAAGATTGATCATTAACGTTCCTCGAATTTAATACGACGCACTTTTCTTTTACGTCGTTCCTCTTGATATTTTAGGTCATCAGATGTAAGAATCCCGTTATATTTAATACTTTCTTTATGTTTTGTAAGAACTACTTGATTTAAATCAATAGCTCCAATATGATCATCCAAAACTCTCATCTGATTTGGACAACCACAGAACTGAATCCTGCTAGTGCTTGTCAGTTCTTTGTTGCATAGTTTGCATCTTGCCGTTAACATTGTTAAGCATTTAACCTCTCTGTGAAGTGATGGGTGAAGAGGGGATCGAACCCCCGACCGCCTCCGTGTAAAGGAGATGCTCTACCGCTGAGCTATTCACCCTAATGTCGGTAAGAGGACTTGAACCTCCACGTCATAAGACACTAGAACCTAAACCTAGCGCGTCTACCAATTCCGCCATACCGACTAACGACTCAGGTTGGGGTCGAACCAACGACCGACTGCTTAGAAGGCAGTTGCTCTATCCACTGAGCTACTGAGTCATTTGATTATTATATCACATGAAAACGTTTTTCTCAACGTATCACTCTTATGTTTAGAAACTCCATGAAGAACATTGGAAGGAAAAAATAATATATCTCCTGCTTTAATTTGTGGAGTCCATAGATCTGTAAAACCTAATGTTTGTCTCAATTTAAATGAGACATCTGAACTATACCTATCCCTAAAATAAAATTCCGAAAAGTTTTTTCCGTGATTTAAGAATAATACACATGATATATCTGAAGGGACATGATCATGTATCTCTTGGTAAGAACCTTCTTGATAACTATTTAACCATGCTTCATCAATTACAAAATTTAATTTTCTTTGAAGAGTATCTGCAAATTTATTGATGCTTGGTTGTAGTAATTCAGTATACTTATCTGTATCTAATCTTTTTGTAGATACATCACACTTAGCAGACCATGCATAATCATTAACACCAAGTACAACTTCTCTATTTAATTCTGCTATTAATTTTTCATGATTAACTGCTTGAAATTGAGCAAAGAAGTTGTAATTAAATATCGAGTATATCACGATTGCCAATGATAATGAAAGAAGTTACCTTTAGGATCACACATAGGATCTTCTGCAGCTACACGATAAGGCAACATACGTTGTCCTTTAAAATTAGTTCTATCTCCAATGATATTATATGCCGTAAGCATCTTATTTGTATCCAACAAACGAGTGATGGTAGAAGTCTTAGCAGATGGACGACGGTATAAGAAACCTTCGTATTGTCCAGGAGCATATACTACATCAGCAACAGTATTAGGATACCTAGGTGATTTGACTCTATTTAGAATAGAGACTGCAACACAGTATTCATCCATTGTATTAGTCGCTGCCTCAACTTGCACTGCTCTCGCAAGGTGGTCGTAGTCAGCAGGCGTCAACGCCAGAATCATTTCCAAAATCAAAATAGTCTTTCCTGTAGTAACGTCCGAGTATGTTTGAATTATAGTAGGCAGGGGTGCCGTCTGTCAAGGCTTTTGTCAAAACGTCACAGAGGAAGAGCTGACGAGTTTCCTCATAGTTGACCCTTCCAGGTGTCCTGTGTAGGGAGAGGATTTCTCTAGCAAAAGACTCCCGTCCATACTGTTTAACATCTTCTTTAAGCTCTGGACAACTTCCGTAGTATTTTCTCCAGTCACTTTCACTAGTAACTCTTCGCCGCTTGGTAGTTTGACCCACAGCTCTAGGCTTTCGTTTTTGCCAGAAGTATTTTCTACCGATGTAGGAACGGTTGGTGGTGCTACAGGTAATCTTGTAAACAAAACCATAGTTGTCCCCAATAAGAGACCCGTCAAAGACGCTGCC